ATGGCAGGGCAGGTGCGTCACCTGAAGGTCAAGGGCGGGCGGTTCTATGCGCGAGTCGCCGTCCCCAAGTCGGTGCAGGCGACCCTCGGCAGGACCGAGCTGGTCACGCCGATCGGGGGCGAGCGCCGCGCGGCCATGAGCCTGTCACGGTCGGTCTATGCCAACCGCCTGCGCCTCGCCGTCGCCGGCGCGGTCGAGCTGGAGGAGCTTGAAGCCCTGATCGGCTACGCCGCCGACGACCTCGACCGGAAGGGACTGGCCCCCAAGGTGCCGCGCGCCGAGCTGCTGCGCGCTCTGGCCGAGGTCCATCTGGACGCCCTCGCCGTCGCGGAAGGACGCGACGAGGGGCGCATCAGGACACCCGAGCCGACAAGCCCGCTGCTGACCCAGCCCGAGCCTGGCAACGACGACGCGCCGCCCGTCCCGCTGAAGAAGCTGTTCCGTGAGTATCTGGCAAGCCGTCAGGCCCTCGGGAAGCACAAGGACGGTGCGCGCCAGTGGGAGAACGCCGTCGTCGACCTGGCGAAGTTCGTCGGGCACTCGGACACCCGCCAGATCACGAAGCGCAACCTGCTGGACTGGCGCGACCACCTGCTGAAGTCCGGCAAGTCCGCGAAGACCGTTGCGAACGGCTACCTCGCCGCCGTCCGCGCCGTCTTCCGGTGGGCCTATGAGAACGACCGGCTGCCATCCAACGAAGCCGAGACCGTCCGGCAAGAGGTGCCGAAGGTCCAGCGCAGCCGCGAGCGCGGTTATACCACCGTCGAGGCGGTCAAGGTCTTGAAGGCCGCGACCAGCTACGCCCCGCCCGTCACCGACAACCCGGCGAACCGGGAAAGCGCCGCGATCACCGCCGCGAAGCGCTGGCTGCCTGTCCTGGGGGCCTTCACCGGGGCACGTCCCGCCGAGCTGGCGCAGCTACGCAAGCAGGACGTGCGGGAAGAGGACGGCCGCTGGATCATTCGCATCAGCCCCGACGCCGGTTCGGTGAAGGCGGGCGACTACCGTGACGTGCCCCTGCACCCGCAAGTGATCGAGCTTGGGTTCGCCGCGTTCGCCCAGGGGGCGAAGGAGGGGCCGCTGTTCCACAACGGCACGAAGCCCGAGCGCTTCCTTGCCTCGGCCCGCGCGACCGCCGGGCGCGTGTCGCAATGGCTGCAAGAGAAGGAGCTGGTCCCGGCAGGCGTCCAGCCGTCGCATGGGTGGCGGCACCGCTTCAAGACCGTTGCGCGCGAGATCGGAGCCGATCCCCGCGTCGTCGATGCCATTCAAGGCCACGCGAGCAAGACGGCAGGGGATGACTACGGCGACGTGTCAATTGCGGCAAAGCTCCGCGTGATCGACGCGCTACCGAGCTACAAGTTCACCGCCGGATAATGTTGCAAAGTCCTCTCGCGGTTTAGCAAAGACCTGTTCCGCCACTGATTCGGTTGTGGTATATAAATACCATGTTAACGAGCTAGTCGGTTTCCATGTCCATGCGTTCCAGCCTCGCCCGCGCCTTCGGGCGGGGCACCCCTACCGAGAACAAGAGCGTCACGCTGACCGACCCGGCAGCGCTGTCGCTTTTCGGTATCCAGCCCAGCGCGACCGGCATCCACGTCAGCGCCACCAGCGCGATGCGCGTTCCTGCCGTCGCCTGCGCTGTCGGTTTGATCGCGGAAACCTGCGCCGGCCTGCCGTTCAAGCTCTACGCCCGCGCGGACAAGGCAGCACTCACTGACCACCCGTCTTTCCGCCTAGTCCACGATGAGGCGAACCCTTGGACCTCGGCCGAGGAGCTGCGCGAGGAGCTGACGACCGACGCGCTACTCCGCGGCCATGGCTATGCCTTGGTTGTCCGCAACAGCCTGGGCGACGCCTTGGAGCTGCACCGGCTCGACCCTGCCCTGGTGACGCCCGAGACGACAATCGACGGCGAACCTGTCTACCGCGTCCGGCAGGTCCAAGGCGGCGACCGCCTCTATCCTCACACCGAAATCCTGCACGTCCGCGCATTTGGTGGCGTCAGTCCGATCATCCTGGGCCGGGAAGCCATCGGCCTCGCTATTGCCGCCGAGGCGCATCTTGCCGGCTTCCATGCGAACGGCGGGCGCCCGAGCGGCATCATCAAGCACCCCGGCAAGCTCGATGCCGAAGCCCTGAAGAAGATTGCCGCGAGTTGGTTCAAGACCCACGGCGGCGAGAAGTCAGGCGGCACGGCCGTCCTCGATGAGGGCATGGACTACCTGCCTGTGACTGGCAGCCATGCTGACGCGCAGTTCCTGGAGAACCGCATCGAGCAGGTCCGCGAGATCGCCCGTATCTTCCGCATCCCGCCGACGATGCTGATGGAGCTGTCGCGGGGCACCTGGTCGAACTCGGAGCAGATGGGCCGGCAGTTCCTCACCATGACGCTGCGGCCCTGGCTGAAGCGCTGGCAGGCCGCCTATGCGCGCGTCCTGCTGAAGCCCGAGGAGCGCGCAACCGCCTACGTGGAAGCCCTCACCGACGATCTGCTGACCATCGACCACGCGGCCCGCGCCACCGCCTACAGCCAGTATCGGGCGATGGGTGCCATGACAGCGAACGAGGTCCGCGCCGGCCTCAACCTGACCCCGCACACCAACGGGAACGAGCTGGTCAACCCGTTCACTTCCTCAGCCCACGCGCCGAACGCCCCCACAAAGGAGACAACCGAATGACTACTCGGGACCGCGCTTTCTTCGGCGATGCCGATCATGACTTTCACCTGACCGACGCCATGATCGAGGAACTGGAACGGATCACCGGCGCGGGCATCGGCACGCTGTATCTGCGCGTCGCTCACTCGCAATATCACGCGCGCGAGCTGGTCGAGATCATCCGGCTAGGGCTGATCGGCGGCGGCATGAACCCCCAACGCGCCGCCGAGCTGGCCGCAACCTACGCGAAGGACCGGCCGCTCGCCGAGATCTTCGGGCTCGCCCTAGACGTGCTGGATGCCCTCTTTTCCGGGAAGCCTGACGAGGTTGCGGCATGAGCGACCGCCTGGAGCTGAAAGCGCAGATCACTACCGAGGCCAGCGGCCAGATCACCGGCATCGCCTGGCCCTATGGCACCGCTGACCGCGTCGGCGACGTGGTCGAGAAAGGCGCCTTCGCCTTCCCGACCCGCCTGCCGATCCTCTGGGCGCACGACCCGGCCGAGGCTATCGGCATCTGGGAGCAGATCACCGACACACCTGAGGGCCTCACCGTCAAGGGCCGGCTCCTGATCGAGGACGTTGCTAAGGCCCGCGAGGTTCACGCCTTGATCCGCGCTGGTGCCGTCACCGGCCTGAGCGTCGGGTTCGTCACGAAAGCTGCCACCCCTCGCCCGCGCGGCCGGACCATCAGCGCCGCCGAGCTGCACGAAGTTTCTGTCGTCGCCATCCCCTGCAACCCCGGCGCGCAGATCACGGCCATCAAAGCCGCCACCCCCGCCACCATCGAACATCATGGAGATATCGCACCGATGGAGAATGAGAATCTGAACCCCACGCAGGAAGCGGCCCCCGTCGCCAACGCGCCCCAGATCGACCTGAAGGCGTTCGACGTCCTGAGGGCCCGCCTGGATGCTCTGGAGGCGAAAGCCGCCCGTCCTGGCGTGGCCGCCCCTGCCATCGTCGCAGGCGATGCCGAGCGCAAAGCCTTCACCCGCTTCCTTCAGACGGGCGAGCTGGACACGAAAGCCCTGACCGTCGCCAACGACGCGCCCCGGTTTGTCCTGGCCCCCGAGGACGTGTCCAGCGAATTCGTCCGCAATCTGGTCGAATGGTCCCCTGTCCGGTCCATCGCGGACGTGCGCTCCACCACCTCGCACACCGTCCAGATTCCCAAGCGCACCGGCATCACCAACGCCAAGTGGAAGGGCGAGACCGCTGCCCGCGAGGCGTCCGAGCCGACCTTTGACGAGCAGGAAATCGCCATCAAGGAGATCAACACCTACGTCGATCTTTCGCAGTGGATGCTTGAAGACTCGGCGAACGTCGAAGCCGAGGTCCGCCTCGCCCTGGCTGAAGACTTCGGCCAGAAGGAAGGTCTGGCGTTCGTGAAGGGCGGCGCTGCCCCGGAAGAACCCAAAGGCTTCCTGACTGCCCCTGGTATCGCCGAGCTGAAGAACGGCCACGCCACCACCCTTTCGCCCGATGCCCTGATCCGCATGGCCTACTCGCTGCCCGGCGCTTATCGCAGCCGTGCGACTTGGGTCATGTCCGGTGCGACCCTTGGCCTGATCCGGGGCATGAAGGACGCGCAGGGGCAGTATCTGTGGCAGCCGTCCTACCAGGCGGGCCAGCCCGAAACGATCCTCGGCCGCCCTGTAGTCGAGCTGGTCGATATGCCCGCCGTCGCTGACGCTGCCACGCCTATCGTCTTCGGCGACTTCAAGGCCGGGTTCCGTATCTATGATCGGGTTTCGCTCGACGTCCGGGTTGACCCCTACACGCAGGCGACGAACGGGCTGGTCCGCTTCCACGCCCGCCGCCGTGTCGGCTCGGACGTGGTTCGTCCCGATGCGTTCCGCAAGCTGGTCATGGCCGCCTAAACCATGACTACGCTGCGGCCTTGCACCGAGATCGCCCTGACCCACGCCGGCAACAGCGTGGTTCTGCGGGCATCGCTCCGGGCCGCGGTCAACATCGACAACCTGGATGGCGGGCTTCCTGCCGTCCTGGACCGCCTCGCAGGGGGGCACTTGTCCACCGTGAAGGCCACCATCCGCGCCGCCGCTACCGACCGGCACCAGGCTGAGCGCTTCCTGTCGAGCCTCGACGGGCAGCCGCTGCGGCCCTTCCTGGAGGAGGCTGCACCCGCCTGTGTCGCCCTGGTAGCTGCGACCCTGCCCTCGCCCGAGGACGACCAGGCGAAGCCCAGATCGACCACCCGCGCCGAGACCACCGGCAAGCCCTGGGCCGCACACTTTACCGACCTTTACCGCTACGCGACGGGCTGGCTGGGCTGGACGCCCGCAACCGCCTGGGACGCCTCCTGCGACGAGATCACCACCGCCTTTGCAGCCCATGTTGGCCGCCTGGTCGCGGTCAACGGTGGTAAGCGCGACGACGAAGCCGACGACCCGGAAGGCCCGGTCAACGTCTACAGCGCCGACCGCATGACCGAGATCGAGGAGCTGGGGCACGACCCCGCCTTTCAGCGCGACAAGCTGCGCGCCCTGAAAGCGAGGATGGGGTGACCCGCCCGGCTCGCCTCTGCACCTGCGGTCAGATCGTCCCGCACGGCGTCACCTGCGCTTGCCAGATCGCGGCCAAGCGCGAGCGCGACCGTCGCCACGACGCCCGACGCCCGTCCAGTCATGCGAGAGGTTATACCGGCGAGTGGCGGCGCAAGTCTCGCGAGTGGCTGATCTACCATCCCGACTGTGCAATGTGCGGACGCCCGGCGGACCTGGTCGACCACGTTCAGTCGCACAAAGGTGACCCCACCTTGTTCTGGGACTGGCGCAACTGGCAGAGCCTCTGCGCGGCTTGTCATAATCGCCATAAGCAACGCCAAGAGCGTTCACAGCCGCTTCAAGATATCAGGATTGTGTAGAAGCTTCTTCGTCGGCCGGTGAAGACGAAACTCGGACGTGCAGGCTAAGTAGCTTGCGCCAACGCCTTTCCCCATCAAACTTGAGCTCGATCTCGAAGGTTCCCGATTTTTTTGCTCTAAAAGGCAGCCCTTTAAGCACAATCAGTGCCGCTGCGTCTTCGTCCGCTATTTCAATTGAATATCCACCGCTTTCTTCCTGGCGCTCAGGTGTCTTGATTTTAAATTTGCAAATGTGATTGCCTGGGTTTAATCCAACGAAGGTTGTGAATAATGTATATTCAACATTGAACTCGTCATACTCTGTTTCAACAGAACCTGAGACAACCCCAACTAGAGTGTGCGTGCCGCCAATTTCACTGCGAACATCTTCGCAGAGGATTGAGTTAATATTAACTGACATTTTCGAACCGGACTTCCTGTCGCGAAGCTACGGCACGTGGTGGAGATCGTCTTGTCTTTCCAGCCTGTGTTCTAGCATCAGCAGGCTTCCAAATAGCATTGACCTCCATGGCCATAGGTTGTGCAGAGTGGGCACCACAAAAGCTACGCGGCATATGATTCAATTGCTTAGCTTCGTTTTGTCGATGAAGGTGAACCTCAGGAACAAACCCTAGGGCCCAAGCAATATCGGACAATGTGCGCAGGGTCATATTGCCTTGCCCACGCAGAATTTTTGAAAGCGTTCCCTTGTCCATTCCAATCTTCCTGGCAATTAGCGCCTGGTTGATCTGGCGGTCATTCTTATTTTCTTCAAGAAAAGCTTCGACTAGGCAGCGACGCGTATCGCCGAAGAACTTAGCTGACGCTAAGTCTTTCTCGTCAATCTCAAAGTCGAAGAAGGTCATTTATCTCTCCATGGATAAACTTAGGAGGGTCTAGATCGAGTGAATTCCTGTGAGCGCAGCACTGAGCGATACATCCTTGATAGGTTATGTTTCTATCAGCGAGTTTCCTTTTGGTCGATATAACAGACGCAATGAAGTCTCGCCGGCGCCAGAACCAACCAAAGATTCTAAGATCTGGGGTGCGAAGCTCGTGGATCCAGTCAGGGTGCTCGATGAGGGTTTTTGGTCTGAAGTTGTGGATAGGCTCGTTGACCATCAAACGTCGGAAGACGTCAGCAAGTTGCTGCGATGGTGTCTCAACCCCCTCAAACACGCCATCTGACTTCAGCGTCTTGAGGTTCTCATGAATCCACTGACCTGCGAGTTCACCAATGTATATACTCCTTACGACCTCTGCCCCCAGCGCAAGGCGGGGCGGCCATAGCTGGAGAGGACCACCGTTGCTTGCTAGTTGCCGCGCTGTTGGCATAAATGTCAACCTTCCAAACGCATAAGTTTCAACACAGTGATGTCAAATCATCGCCCATGAGGGCTGACGCAGCAGCGTCGAGGGGTCTCGCTCGGTGCTAACCTATCTGCGACCTATGCCTAGGCATAGTGGGGGTGGTTCTAGAAAACCGCAAGGAGTCGACAAACCGGCGGTCCAAGGCGCGCACAAGATACGTCCGAAATAACTTTTTCAGTCCAGGGTAATATGATACCATGACCGCTGTGAGAAGTTGCCCTGTGTCTTGTGAGTATGCCTGTTCCCATTACCCTGATCCGCGCGCACCTGAACCTTGACCATGACCACGACGACGAGCTGCTGACGCACTACACCGACGCCGCCGAGGCGTGGGTCGCGGCCTACACCGGCCAGCCCTTCAGCCGGCACTCGCTGGAGACGCAAGCGGTCCTGATGCTGGTCGCGCACTCTTACGAGAACCGCGAGGCCGTTTCGTTCGCCAACCCGTTCTCGCTGCCGTTTGGCGTCCATGACGTCCTTTCGCCGCTGAAGGCCCGCATCACCGGGCACCAGGCCGAGGTGACGGCATGAGCATCACCAGGCAGAGCAGCGACCGGCTGGCGAAGCGCCTGGCTGCGGTCGCGCCCGAGATCAAGGCGAAGCTGGTTCCGGCCCTGGTCAAGTCTGCCGAGGAGGTCGCGGACAAGGCGCGCGCCCTGGCCGAGGCGTCCCGGCGCACCGACGAGACGATCGAGAGCATCACCGTGACCCCGCCCGGCGGCACGACCCCAGCCTACGCCCAGGGCAGGCAGAGCACGCGGGCGCATGAGCTTCAGGCCCTGGTCACGGTTGGCTCGCCCGAGGTCCGCACCGGGCACCTGGTCGAGTTCGGCACCGGCGAGCGCCACCACGCGGACGGCACCCCAACCGGCAAGATGGAGGCGCAGCCCTTCATGTTGCCCTCCTGGCGCTTGTCGAAGGCCCGTGTCGAGCGCAGGATCAACCGCGCCATCAACGCCGGCGTGAAGGCTGCCGTCGCGGGCGGGAACGGGGGCAGTAATGACGCCTGACCTCGCCTTTCAGACCGCTGTCCGTGCCGCCCTGGTGCCCGCCCTTGCGGGACTGGTGGAGCCTTCGAGCATCCGCACCGGCACCACCCGGCCCGAGAGCTTCCCGGCGGTGCTGATGTCCATTTCGGGCATCGAGATCACCGGCCGAGCTGCGGGCGGGCAGATCGTGGCGCAGCTCGACGCCATGCTGCACGTCTGGAGTTGCGACGATGACGCTGAGACCGCCCAGGCGATCGGCGCGACCATCCTGCGCGCCGTCCTGGACGCGCCTAGGGCCTCGGAGATCGCCTTCGACGCCTGGCACCGGCCTTCGCTCGCCTGGGTCGCGGACCCCGCCCGCGAGGCGCTGCACGGCGCTGTGTCGCTGTCTGCCGTTGTGAGGTGGCGGGAATGAGAGCCGGCAAGCTGACACATACCATCGCCATCGAGCGCGAGGTCGAGACCGTGAAGCCGTCCGGCCATGTTTCGCGCACCTGGGCGACCATCGCCACCATGCGCGCCGAGCAGAAGCAGGGAAGCGCGACCGAGTTCCTCGCCGGCTTCGGCGAGGGCACCGAGAGCAACGTGATCTTCCTGATCCGCTGGCCGGGCATCGAGATCACCGTCGCCGACCGGATCACCCACGCGGGCAAGAGTTACAACATCAAGAGCTTGGTCGAGATCGGGCGCCGTCGCGGCCTAGAGCTTAGGGTTTCTGCAGCATGACTCCGCCGGGACAAACAACTTCAGCAGTCTCCCTTGCCACAGCTGCACCTTCGATATGCCGTCCTTCTAAGTTTCTTGCTTCTACCTCTAAGAAAAGACCGCACTTACCACCATCAGTAACAAGCTTGGGCATATCTACGACTGTTCGGCCAGCTTTAGTGATAAGCGGCAATCCAAAAAAAAGAAGAAGAGCCACGATCATCAGACCTGCAGCTCCACCGATCATCGTCTTTCTCATCGTCATTCCAGCCCTCCGCCACAATCACTGACAAAATCCAAATGAGTATTCATACACGAGGCCGCAAGCCCGGCCTAGTCGCCGATCGCGAGGCCCTGACGATGGTTCCGCCGGCGCCTGCCTGGCTATCCCGCTGGGCGAAGGCCGAGTGGAAGCGCGCGGTCCCAGAGTTAGTGCAGCGGGGCATTCTGACCCGCGCCGACTTGGGCGCAATGGAAAGCTACTGCGTTGCTGCTGGATCGGCTCGGCAGATCACCGAGGCAATGGCCGCCATGCTGCTGCCCGACCTAAAGATGGGCGGCCTGCAAATCCGCTATGCCACCCTGGCGCGTCAGCTAGGGGCAGAATTGGGACTGTCACCTGTCACCTGTCAGCCGATCGAGGATCGCGGGCGCCTCTGCCGCAGAGGATGATGCCCCAAACCCGCTGGACGTGTGACCATGACCGCCAGCACCTTCCCGACGTGGATCACCTCGATCGACCCGGTCCCGGACCCCACAGGCGCAGGCGAGCGCGCCGCCACGTTCCTGCGCCGGCTGCGCCATCCCAATGCTGCCAACGTCAACGCCCCGCCCGGCACCCTGGCGTTCCCGCGCGCCTTCCACCTATTCCCGTGGCAAGAGCGCCTGGTCCGCGCCATCTACTCGCCCAGGCACCCGGATGGGTCGCGCGTGGTGAAGACCGTCTTCCTTATGCTGCCCCGTGGCGGGCGCAAGACGAGCATCGCCGCCGGCCTGTCGCTGCTGCACCTTTTCGGCCCCGAGACGCGCCCCGCCGGGCAGATCGTCTTCGCCGCCTGCGATCGCGAGCAGGCATCCATCGGCTTCCGCGAGGCCGCGAACATCATCCGCGAGGACAAGCGCCTGCTGGGCGCGGTGAAGATCAGGGACGCCTTCAACTCGAAGAAGCAGATCACCTTCAACCGGAACGGCTCGACCCTGACCGCCCTGGCGTCCGATGGGGGCGCGGCCCACGGGCTGACGCCGTCGTTCACCCTGGTTGACGAGGTCCATGCCTGGAAGGGCCGCGACCTCTGGGAGGCCATCAAGAGCGGGCAGGCCAAGGTCGACGACAGCCTCATGGTCATCTGCACCACGGCAGGCCGGGGCGCCGACAATCTCGCTGCGAGCCTCTACGACTACGCCCGCCGCGTGGCATCGGGCGAGATCATCAACCCCGAGTTTCTGCCCGTCCTGTTCCAAGCCGAGCCGGGTGACGACTGGCGCGACGAAGCGGTGTGGCACAAGGCCAACCCCGGCTTGACCCACGGCTTCCCGTCCCTGTCCGGTCTCAGGGCGCTGGCGAAGGAAGCCGAGGACAATCCGGCCGAGCTGGCGAGCTTCAAGCAGTTCAACTTGAACATCTGGCAGGCGAACAGCCGCGACCCGCTCTTCGACCTCGACACCTGGGACGCCCGCTGCCTGGACGACGACGAGGCCGATCTCGAAGCGCTGCCCGCCTACATTGGCGTCGACCTGTCCGTGTCGGGCGACCTGTCTGCCGTGTCGATCGCCTTCCGGCACAATGATGGACAGATCACGCTGCGATCGCGCCTGTTTGTGCCTGGCGAGGGCCTGAAGGAGCGCAGCGACCGCGAGGGCATCGACTACGCCTTGCATGAAGCGGACGGGCGCTGGCTGACCGTCTGCCCCGGCCCGATCATCGACCACGCGGCCGTCGAGGACCACATTCGCGAGCTTTGCGCGACCTGTGACGTCCAGCAGATCGCCTTCGACCCGCATCTCGCCCGGCGAATGATGCAGGAGCTGCACGAGGATGGGCTGCCCGTGATCGAGTTCCGGCAGGCGCCTTTGACGATGGGCGTTGCCGCCGGCGACCTAGAGCGCGTGGTTAATGGACGCCTGATCCGGCACGATGGAAACCCGGTCCTTCGCCATCACTTCGACAACGTCGCTGCGAGCCGGCACCCCGTCACCGGCCTAACTCGGATGCACAAGACCCGAGACACCGCACGAATTGACGGCGCCGTCGCGTCCACAATGGCAGTTAGTCGCGCCGTAATGGCAGAAAACACCAGATCGCGTTATGAAGATGACGACGTTACTGGCCTGATGATGATTTAATTAGTGAGACTGTTATGAGCGAAAACGCAATGCCCGGTCTGGTAATCGACATTGAAGGTCGAATTACGAAACTTGAGCAATCTCTGAAACGCGCCAATGACAAGCAGCGAAAAGCTGCTGCCGAAATGGAAGCGCGCGCCCGATCGAGCGCCAAAAAGATGGAAGCTGCCTATCAGAACATGGGCAACAACATCGGCGCCGCCTTCAAGAAACTCGCCGGCCCCGCCATTGCCATCGCGGGCGTTGCCAGCATCCAGCAGCTCGCGTCGAAACTGAACGGCCTGGCGAACGATTACCGCGAGATCGAGAACACCCTCCGCGGCATCGGCGAGACCACCGACGAGGCCGCCGAGAAGCTGGCAGGCGCCGCGATGCGCAGCGGGGCCGGGCTTCAGGACATGGCGGGCGCCGTGGCCCGCATCCAGAAGGCCAGCGAAGGCGGCTATGACGAGACCATCCGCCGCGTCGAGACCCTGACGAAGCTCCTGGCCGTGGGTGGCGCCAGCGCCGAGGAGACGTCCAGCGTCGTCACCCAGCTCGGACAGGCGCTGTCGTCCGGCGTCCTTCAGGGCGACGAGCTGCGCAGCCTGCGCGAGGCCGCGCCGGTCGAGCTGCTGGACGCCATCGCGCGGGCAGCCGGCACCACCCGCGCCCAGCTCAAGGACTTCGGCGCCGATGGGAAGCTGACCAGCGACATCATCCTGAAGGCCCTGGACGACATGGCAGCCCAGGCCGACGCCTCCTTCGGCAAGATGGACCTGACCGCCGGTCGCGCCGCGAACAACATGGCGACGGCGATGACCACGTTCTTCGGCCGCTTGGACGAAGGCACCGGCCTGTCGCAGCGCCTGGCGACCGCCATCAACGACCTTGCCATCTACCTCAACGACAATGCCGACGCTGCCGAGCAGTTCGGGCGGTCCCTCATGGCCGGCTTCGACACCGCCATGCAGCTCGCCGAGGATGCGGGCGCGAAGCTGTCGCAGCTCGCCGACATGATCCGCGACGGCCTGGGCTTCCCCGAGTTCGAGGAGCAGGCAGTCGGCACCGGCGTCACCGTGACCGAGGCCCTGGCCGAGATCGTCGGCGCCGTCGCCACCCTCAACGGCGCCATCGAGGGCGCAGCCGAGGCGACCCGCGAGGCGTTTGCGAAGATCCCCGATGCCATCAGCGGGGCGATGCAGAGCGCCATCAACGCCGTGATCGGCGGCGTCGAGAGCATGGTCAACCGCGTCCTCGACGGCGTCCGCACGGTTGCCCAGGCGGTGGACAGCGTGACCGCGAAAATCCCCGGCACCGAGGGCACCAACCTTGCCGCCGGCATCGGCACCGTGACCCTGGGCCGTGTGTCGGGCCTGGCGACCAACTACAGCACCCGGTCGATCGGCGACGCCTACGAGGAAGGCCGCGCCCGTGGCGAGGCTGCGGTCAACGACCTGGCCGAGGGCTTCAGCGACTACGTCGAAGGCGTCTACCAGGGGCACCTGGACCGCCGGAACCGCGAGGGCGCCGAGGACGACGCGGCCCGCCCGTCCAAGCGCGAGACCGTCGAGCCGGAAGGCACCGGCGGCGTTGGCGGGGGCGGCAAAACGCGGACCAAGGGCGGCAAAGGGGGCGGTAAAACCAAGCGCGCCGAGCCGGACCTCTTCGAGAGCGCCCGGCAGAGCATCACCGACCTGGAGCGCCAGCTTCAGTTGATCGGCCTGACGAACGAGCAGGTCGCGACCATGCAGGCCAAGTGGGCGCTGCTGGACGAGGCGAAGAAGCGCGGCATCCCGGTCAACGCCGAGCTGAACGCGAAGATCGAGGCCCAGGCCGCCCAGGTGGGCAAGTTGACCGGCGAGCTGGAGCGCGCCGAGATCGCGCAGGATCGCTTCGACAGCGCCATCGACGGCATCGCTGGGGCAATGGCTGGCGCCCTGACCGGTGGGCAGAGCCTGCGCGAGGGCCTGGCGGACGTCTTCAAGGGCATCGCCGAGGACATTCTGAAGAGCGGCATCAAGGACGCCCTGGTTGGGCAGTTCGGCGGCGCCGGCAGCGGCTTCCTGGACGGTCTGCTGGGCTGGGGCATGTCCATGTTCACCGGCGGCGTCTTGGGCGGCGACAGCCTGTCCCAGGCCCTGCGCGGGACCGGCGCCTTCGGCTTCGCGACCGGCGGCTACACCGGTGACGGCGGCAAGCTCGAACCGGCAGGCGTTGTCCACCGTAGCGAGTTCGTCCTGTCGAAGGCTGCCGTCGAACGCCTGGGCGTCGGCAACTTGGAGGCGCTGCACCAGAGCGCCCTGAAGGGCTACAGCGGGGGCGGCCTGGTAGGTGACAGCGGGAAGGCCAAGCGCGCCGTCAGCAGCGCCACTAGGGCCGCTGCGGGCGCCCCGACCATCACCATGTCGCCGACGATCAACGTCAACGCGACCGGCGGCACCTTCGAGCAGAACGCCGACCTCGCGAAGCAAATCTCGGCCGAGACCGAGCGCGCCATGCGCGCCATGATCCAGCGGGAGTTGGTCGAGCAGATGCGCCCTGGCAACGTCCTGTCGCGCCGGTAACACCCACACTGCCGGAGAGCGCCGGAGAGAGTCACCAGCGGCCTTGAGGGCTTCGCCGGCGGCTGGACAACCGAGAGCACCCTGAAGGCCGCCAGTGACTCGATGCGGGCTTCCCAGGACTCACCGGAACGGCAAGACCCCGCCCCCGACCGGCAGAGGGTGACGGAAGACCCCGACGGGACGCTAGTTTCGGTCTTGCCAGTGGCGGAGGCGGGACCGCGCGCCAGCGCGGGACAGCCGGAGCCTGGGGGACGGGCAGGTTCCTGTTCTTCCTGGTGGAGGGGGTGGCCCTGCGGGCGCGTCAGCCGGGACGTGGGAGATGTAACGCTTGTCCGGCGCCCGTGTTTACCTGTTACTTCAAGAAGTAAATAAGAAGTAAGTAAGTATACTCACGCAGGACAAGCGTTACATCATCCGTGACCCCGTCCCGGTATGACCCCACAGGGGCACCACCTGCTTGGTCTACAGAGAAAGCACCCGCTGCCGCTTGTCTGTCCCGGCTGACCTTCCCAGGCGTCATCCCGCCCCGGCACCCGTATATCTCCCACAACGCAGGTCATCCGCCCCGCGCCGCTGCGCGGCTGTCGGCGACCGACCGTCCGGCCTGACCCGGTCCAGCTCGCCCCACGCGCAGGTGAAAATTTACACCTTGAAGGTCCGGCCTCAAAGGTGTAAATGTAAACCTAACATATCATAGGAGAACCACATGACCCGCCCGCCCAAGCAGTCCACCTTTTCAGTCCCCGTGGAGATGGGGGAGCGTCTTCGCCAGATCGCCGCCGCCAAGCAGTGCGACAGCGTCTTTGACCTGCTGTCTGCCTACGTCCGCGAGGAGATCGAGGCGGGCACCATCCCGCGCGGCATCCCCGGCATCACGGTCAGCGCGGACGGCGAGGAGGTCCGCATCAGCGCCAACGAGTTCACGCTTGCCGTCCAGCGCCAGCTTGCCAGCCGCTTTGCCGAGACCCTGCGCGCGGTCGCTAGGAAGGACGCGGGCGCGGCCGTGCCGGGGGTGGAGATCAAGCGCACCGGCCGGGCTGGCCTGAAGATCGTTCGCTCCGAGAACGGTTCGTTCCTCGGCTTGAGCGATGCCACCGCTGCCGAGTTGGCTGGCCTGATCGAAGAGAAAGCTGCCACCGCCTGAAACGAGAATGGGCCGGAAGCGCGCCAACGCTTTCCGGCCCGAATGTCATTGCCAAGGCCCGGACACCATATCATGACCACCACCCCCCTTCAATCCGCCGGAACACAGAAACCCCTGTTTTCGCCCGGTTGTTTCGGCTCGGCTTTGGGCTTCAAGGAGGACGAGACCTGCGGCACCTGCGACTTCCGCGACCAGTGCCGCCCGGTCCATCTGATCGCCAAAATGGAGTTTGCTGTCTGGGAAGAGGAAAACTGGTTCAAGTTCCACAAGGGGCGCGATGCCACGCGGAAACGTAAAGAGCGCGCATCGGAGAACGGTGGCGCGGTTGTTTCCATGACACGCGCCGTATCTCGACCCGACCTGTCCGGCATGACCGCCGAGGAAAAGGCGGCACACAAGAAGGAACAGACGCGGCTTCGAGTTGCGCGCCATCGTGCCGAGAAAGCAAAGCAGAAAGAAATGGAGAGAGACCCGCTGCTCGCGATGCTCTGACCTTGTCGAGAGTCAACCTGATTCACATATCCATTCACACCGAAGTGCCAGAAGCATCAGGTTGGGGAAAGACGGCGAGTGCCCCGGTTTGGTCACCGACGAATAACCCCGTCAGAGCGCAGAAACCGACCCCGTCCTTTCTGGTCGACCTCGTGGCGTTCATAAAAGGCCCGGCGAGTAATTGCCGGGCCTTTCTATTTCCCGAAAGTAAGTATGCACTTAGTAAGTCCGCATTAAACCCTAGTAGCGCTTTTTCTGTTGCGGGCTGATTCGCGTCATGCGATTCAGCGGCATTGCAAAAACGAGGGAACTAAATGACGGCCTTTCTGAACGATGCCGAATGGCGCGACCTGATTGCCACGGCGGTGAAAGCCGCACAGGACGACGCCGACCCCGACACCGAGGTCGCGATGACCCTGTCACCGTTCGTTTGCCCGGAGAGTGCCCGCGAGGACATCGACGCCCAGTCGGTGTTGTCAGCTTCTTGA